AGTCGTGATGAACTTCGCGAGTCCCCGGAGGATAAGTTCGTATCATCCGAAGAGCGTCGCCAGATGTGGAAGGATGAGTGGACACAAAGCGCACTACCCAATGCTCCGGATATTCCGGGCTGGCATGTATGCTGGTTATCAACCACCAACAGCTACGACAGTATTGAAAAGCGTATTCGACTCGGATACAAGCCAGTGATGGCGGAGGAGGTACCGGGCTTCGAGAATAACCGCGTAAAAGCTGGAGAGCATGTAGGTTATGTCGCGTGCAACGAGATGCTCTTGTACAAAATCCCTATGGACTTGTATCAGGAGATCATGGCGCACTTTCACCATGATGCACCGCTTGAGGAAGCGAACAAAATTCGCGTTCAAGCAGAGCAAGCGGTGGGACGCGACAGCACAGGCAGACGCTTGGGCATGGTTGAAGGCGAGGGGTTGGGCGAAATTGATAAGCCAATTACTGCCCCGATGTTTCAGGGCTAACTTTTAAGGAGCAAGACTATGTCTTCATCAAATGCTCCGTTTGGCTTGCGTCCCGCGTTCCATCCTTCCGGTTTGGATCGTGCTCAGGCGCTTGCTGGCGGAATTGCGTCGGCTTACAACACCGACATTCTCAAGGGGCAACCCGTGAAGTACGACAGCAACGGCAACATCGTTGTGGCTGCTGCTGGCGACACCTTTGCTGGTGCTTTTGCTGGCGTCGAATGGACTGACACCACCGGCCGTCGTCGCGTGTCGAACTACTGGCCGGCGAACACCGCCTACCAGACTGGTTCGTGCGTGGCCTATTTCTACAACGACCCACAAATCGTTTATGAAATCCAAGCCGCTGGCTCGTTAGCACAAACCTCGATTGGTGATCAGGCCGACTTGTCAAACACGACTGCTGGCTCAACCACCACTGGTTTGTCGCAGTGCACCCTGTCCACGACTTTATCGGGTAGCAGCACCGCGCAAATGACGATCCGTGATTTAGCCCCGTACCCCGACAATGCTTGGGGAGATGCGTACACGATTGTGCGCGTAACAATTAGCAAGTCGCAGTTCCAAGCGACTGTTAACGCGTTCTAAGGAGGGCTAACAAATGGCAGCCCCAATGCGCAGTACAGACTTTCGTTCCATTGTTGAGCCAATCCTCAACGAATGTTTCGATGGAGTCTATGAGCAGCGTGCTGATGAGTGGAGCCGTGTGTTCCGCGAGCAGCAAGGCATTCCCCGTAACTACCACGAAGAGCCTGTCTTATACGGCTTTGGTGCAGCTCCACAACTGCCTGACGGAACTCCGGTTTCGTATCAGCAGGGTGGCGTGCTGTTCCTGAAGCGCTATGTCTACAATGTCTACGGTTTGGCCTTCGCGCTGACCAAAGTCCTTGTGGAAGACGGCGACCACATTCGTATCGGTCAGGTCTACGCCAAGCACTTGGCTCAGTCCTTGATCGAGACGAAAGAAACGCTCTCCGCGAATGTGCTTAACCGCGCATTCAACAGCGCTTACGCTGGCGGTGACGGTGTGGCCTTAAACAGCACTTCGCATCCGATTGTTAACGGCACGACCAGCAACTTGCTGACGACCGCCGCCAACTTGTCGCAGACCTCGCTTGAGCAAATGCTCATCCAGATCCGCCAAGCTGTGGACAACAACGGCAAGAAGATTCGCTTGGTTCCCCGCCAGTTGGTGGTGGCTCCGGGCAACATCTTCCAAGCTGAAGTTCTGTTGAAGTCAGTTCTTCGTACCGGTACCGGCAACAACGATGTCAACCCGATCAAGTCAATTGGTCTGCTTGACGAAGGCGCTGCTGTGCTGTCGCGTCTGACCTCGTCCACCGCATGGTGGGTGCAGACCGACGCGCCGGAAGGCATGAAGCTGATGATGCGTCGTGGTTTGGAGAAGACCATGGAAGGTGACTTCGAGACGGACTCGATGCGCTACAAGGCGACCGAGCGTTACGATGTTGGCTTCACCGACTGGCGTGCCATGTACGGTACACCGGGCGTGTAATTGCTCTAAGGCTATGCGGGGGAGCCTAAATCCCCCGCTTTACATCTCGTCAAACTTTTCAAGGAGCAGACGAAATGCCTCAGTTTAGTGATGATCTATTTTTAGGCGCTGCACAGGGCTATCAAGGCACTGGCATCTACGCCAATTCCGCGACCTTTACTGGTTCGATTTCTACGACTACTCTTACTGTGACGGCTATGCTGTCCGGTGACCCAATTACTGTTGGTATGTGGCTTGGTGGCGCCAATGTGAGCACCCCAACCTATATCACCGGATTTGGTACCGGCACTGGCGGCACGGGAACTTATACTGTTGACCAATCGCAGACCGCTGCAAGCGCAACGATTGTTGGCGCAGGAAACGCCCTCTTAGGCGATCCAGCTCCGATGGATGTTGGTGTCGGTCCTTTGGGTCGCATCTACATCTGGGATGTGGTGCCACAGGCATTGGTTGCCAACAACATCGCCGCCTCGCAAACTGCCGCCGCCGCTGGTGCATTGACTTTGACCGCAGGAACCTCGGCTCGCTCGATTGTTCGCGCTGATGGCACAACGGTTATCCAGCTTGACTGCCCACGCGCATTGAAAGTGAATTGCTCGACGACTGCTCGTGCTTTCACCGTGTCTGGCTACGATGTCTACGGCCAAGCCATGAGCGAAGTAATCACCGTTGCAGTGGCCGGTACCGCAGTGTCTGGCAAGAAAGCTTTCTATCAGGTTTCTGGTGTGACGATTGCTGGTTCGGCTACCGCGTGCGTGGTTGGAACAACCGACATCCTCGGTTCCCCAGTCCGTATCTTGGATAATGCTTACATCATCCATGTCGGATACAACAACACCTTGGCAGACAATGCTGGAACCGCTGTTGCGGCCGTTACCACGACTGCGACCACCACCACTGGCGATGTGCGTGGAACCTTTGTTCCATCCTCGGCTACTGATGGCACTAAGCGCTTGGTAATGAGCATTGCGTTACCTGCAATCGCTGTTGGACCCAACGCAACCCGCACTGGCGCCTTTGGCGTCACCCAAGCCTAATAGGAGCCTGACATGGGTCAATTTAAACCGATGGTGAAAATGATGACCACCGAGCCTTCAGTGATCCTGAAGCTCAAAAAAGGTGGTCATGTGAACATGAAAAAGGGCGGTAAAGCCGAGCATGGTCACAAGCCTATGGGCAAGATGGACGGCGGTGTGATGGGCGCGTTGGCCGGTACTCCAGCGCTGGTAGGTCGTCCTGCGGTCAACGCTCCGGTTGCGGTGCCTGGCCGCCCCTCGATGGCTGCACGCCGCAAGGCAATGCGTCCAGCGATGGCTGCTCCAATTATGAAAGAAGGCGGTGACGCCGACTTGGCGCAGGACAAGGCCATGATTAAGAAGGCCATGAAGCAGCACGACGCTCAGGAGCACAAAGGCGGCAAGGGCACGAAGTTAAGCCTGAAGACCGGTGGCGTGCCAATGGGTGCTGGCGGCTACAAAAAAGGTGGCGAAGTGTCAAAGTCCGGCATCATCAAGTCTGAAAAAGGCGTTGGACCTTACAACACCACCGAGATGCACACTGCCAAGCCTGACACCAATTCAGCGCCTACGGGTGAAGTGAAGTTGGGCAACGACGGCGGCTACAAGCGTGGCGGCAAGGTGCACAAGAAGGCCACCGGCGGCGTGATGAAGTCCACCGAGCCTGGTGAATACAAGAAAGGTGGTGCTGCAAAAAAGCTTGCTGACGGGGGCCGTGTGCAAGACGACGGACGCCCCGTCAAGATGCCTGAGGGCTATAAAACGCCCACACCAGCGGTTGCAATTAGCCAGCTCTCCGGCACCTTCAAAAAGGGTGGCAGAGTGGCGCCAGGCGATCGCAAGCTGCAGGCAGCCAATGCAGCTGAAAATGCAGCAAATGTGCGCGAATCAAAGATGGACACGCGGTTAAAGTCAGGTCCGGATACATATCAAGGCCAGAAAATACCTGCGATGCCAAAAATGAAAAAGCGTGGCGGTAGCTGTTAAAAAATAAGGCGGGGGCGTAATGCCCCCGTTTTTTAGGAGATAAGCATGAAAGTACAAACAGTATCAAAGACTGGAACCGGATCTAGTTCCGCTTTGGTAATGAATACTAACTGCACGCCATTTAATGTCGGCTTTGGCGTTGTGGTTACAGGCACAGTTAACTACACCGTGCAACACACTTTCGATGACCCATCTGTAGGTTTTACGACTTGGTTCTCGCACCCAACGATTGCATCGCAAACAGCAAACGCGGATGGTAACTATGCTTTCCCAGTAACTGGCATCAAGGTTCTTGTTAATTCAGGATCTGGAACTGCTGCTATGAGTTTGGTTCAAGCTGGTATTGCGTAATGCCATATGTTGGCTACACGGGTGTAGCAAACCAAGCAAACACTAGCGATGGATTTGCTAGTGAGGTTAATGCACAAAACCCGCCCACGCTTACAAACCAATGGGGGCTATATGTTGGGGATACAGGCGTTGTTGACCTGTATCACAACGGAGCGCCTGTTGCTACCTATTACATCCTCATGGAGTCAACTGGTTATGTTCTCCAAGAGGATTCATTCAAGATTGTGATGGAGGCTGCGTAATGGCTGATCAAAAAATCTCGGCGATGCCAACAGCGGCAACGCTGACTGGTGCTGAACTTGTTCCCCTTGTTCAGTCTGGTGCGAATGTCAAAGCAACCCTGAACACAATTCAGTCGTTTACCTATGGTGCAAACGCATCATTTCAGGATTACACCAATCAGGCTTTGGTGTCGGCGAATACTCCGAAAGTTGTGACCTTTGATACAACCGATTGGGCTACGAACATCACTCTTGTATCAAGCAGCCAGATCAAGGTAACCAATGCTGGAAAGTACAATTTTCAATTCAGTATTCAATTTGAATGTTCTGATACTCAATTGCAAGACACCTATATTTGGTTGCGTAAAAATGGAACCGACATCGGTGGTTCTGCTGGATTGGTTTCCGTTCCAAACAAACACGGCGGGGTCAATGGTCACGCAATTGTAGGCTGGAACTTTTTCCTCAACTTAGCGGCGAATGATTACATTCAATTGGTGTGGACTGCCGCAAGCACAACGGTATCAATTGCAACCTATGGCGTGGGCGCAAGTTGGCCTTCCACCGCATCTGTTGTGATGACAGTCAATCAGGTGGCGTGATGCCGAGCAAATCTAAGGCACAACACAATTTGATGGAGGCTGTGGCTCATAGCCCAGCGTTTGCAAAGAAAGTTGGCATCCCAACGAGTGTTGGAAAAGACTTTGCTGCTGCGGACAAGGGCAAAAAATTTAAATCTGGTGGCTTGTACGCAAACATTCACGCCAAGCAGGAGCGCATTGCGCATGGTTCTAGCGAGAAGATGCGTAAGCCTGACAGCCCCGGCGCTCCAACCGCTGAAGCTTTTCGCGAGTCTGCTAAGACAGCCAAGATGAAAAATGGTGGCGTGTCATTATCTGTTGGCCGCGGAGAAAAATTATCCGTAGAACGCGGCGCTGGACTGACAGAAAAGGGTAGAGCCAAGTACAATAGAGAGACCGGCAGCCACCTAAAGGCACCGCAGCCGCAGGGTGGTCCGAGAAAAGATTCGTTTTGCGCCAGAATGTCTGGCGTAGTTGAGCATTCAAAGGGTGATGCACCCAGAGCAAAGGCTTCGTTAAAGCGTTGGAATTGCCCTGGCTGGTAAAGGAAAGACATGGCCTATTCTGGAACCGTCGGGCAAACCGTAATCAATGTCCAAACACTGATTGACCATGCTGTCCGTCGTTGTGGGAAGCTTGCGGAAGAGATTACTTCCGAGCAACAGGTCAATGCACGCGAGAGTTTGTTCTTCGCGCTATCTGCTTTGGCCAACAAGGGCATCAATTACTGGGCAATCAGCAAAAAAGTCTTTGGATTAAAAGCCGACCAGTACATTTACAAGCTACCAGTTGGGTCAATTGATGCGTTAAATGTGCTGTATCGCACAATGAACCGGCCGACTGGCAGCTATTCGTCCTCTTCTGGCACTGCTGCAAACGCTTTTGACAGCAATATCGACACAATCTGCCAGCAAACGGCCATAAATGGCAACATTGCGGTCAATTACGGCACAAATAACCCGATTTATGCCGGTTCCATCGGTATTTTGCCCGGAACA